ATGGCCACACGTTTGTTGCTGAAACAGCTTATTTCACGATCCCAGGAATAAACTCTAGCACAGTCTGATTCAGTCACAATACGATACTTGCCAAACACAATCACAGCACCATCATCATCAGTTATGATAATGTGATCGGCATGACGTCTGAGCTCACGTTCGGCCCAACGGTCAAGTTTTTGCTGTTGTTTTCGTATCATAGCGTCCGGACATAGTGCGTGGCCAACCAACCCACTGTGGCCAACAACACACCGATAATTCCTATGCCCCAGCTCAGCAGCTGATCAGTTCTTTTCTGAGTGGATTTTTCCATCATGCCGCGCAGGACAGTAATGGTATCAGCCACTTTACCAATTTTTTCTTCTAGAGAGTCCAGTTTGAGTTCCAGTAACTTGTAGCGTTCTGCACACAGTTCAACGTGAGCTTCCAGGCTCTTTTTTTCAATTTCAGTAGTATCAGCCATTTGTAATCATTACTCCAGTGGTGTATTTACCGTAAAGAACCAAATGTTCTGATCTGCGCCTGACGTGGCAATTGTGGGAGCCATGGCAGGTTGCTCAGTAAGATTCAGCATCATGGGCACACCTTCACAATCACTCTTGAGTCCTGCTAGCGGATCTGGATTGTTGTGCATTTCAAACACCCCCGGAGATTCTGATCTAAATTCAAACTCCCAGACGCCGTTGCGATGTTCGGGTATGGTGATGTCTTGAGGCTGAGTTCGCAGGCCAATGATCTGCAACAGAGTTTCCCAGTTGCGTTGTTGGTTGCGACTGTGATTCCAGTCTGCTTGTGTGTGTACCATTTGCCCCACACGATCACGGAATGGTATCTCGCTGGAACGAAAATGTCCAGTGACCCCGGTTAAACTGCAATCAAAAAGTGTGCGGCATGTTATCTTCATTCTAGGAGTATTTAATGCCAAAAAGAAACCCTGGATTTTTTACGTCCAGGGTTGCTGTGGGGTCTAAACTGATTACAGGTTAGTGAATGTTGCAGAAGCACTAACGTTGGCAGTTGGGATACCAATGTTCAAGCCACCAGTTGCATTGGCTGTTTGAGCAGCAGCAACTAGAGTAGCTGTGGTGTAAGCACCACTTGGATAGATAGCCAAGCTGATAACGCCAGCACCAGCAGCAGCTTGGTAAAGTGCAATTGTACCAAGTTGTTGAACAGATGTCAACACGTTGTTCAAGTAACCATTCACATTACCAGCATTGGTAAGAGCAGTGTTAGCTGTCAAAGTGAAGAAGTCAAGTTTTGGACCTTGGATCTGAACTGGGCCTTGTGCTGCCACGTTGGCTGTTCCAGCGATAGAACCATTTGCTACGTCCAGTGCGAATGACGGTTGTGTAGTACCGTTTACTTTTGTAAATATTGCCATGATAAATTTCCTTTAAAGTTAATGGGATACAGGATCCCTGCACTTATTTAGTCAGTTTGGAAAAATCACGCCTCTTGAGGGTTGTTTCTCTGACGATTTTGAGCAGCAAAAGCATTGGGATCAAAGCGATTCACCGCCTTGGCATAGCCTGCAGGAGTGGCCATGACCCAGCCTTCTTGCCCAGGATGCTGTGTATCAGCCTGTTTTAGAATGTTCATTTTGAGATCATGCAGCAACAAAAATGCGCTGAATGCAGCGGCCAGGGCTGCTGTATTTGAACTGGGACTCTGCAGATATTCCACAATGTTACGAAACTTTTGTGGAGTTACTCGAGTCTGTAACCACTCGCCAAACTCAGGCAACAGAGTTGCAGGATTTAGGGGTGTGCCTACCTTGGTGTTGATAAAGTCCACACACAGTTTGGCAAGATCTGTGATCTTGTGGGTACGTAATTCAGCAGGATTAAACAAGGTGTTGATGGCAGCACCGTCTGTGCGCACCAGATTGCGCAGTTGTTTTTCCAGATTGCTGTCTGTGGCTATTGTACTGGGAGTGGCAGGGCGTTCCAGCATCAGTCCCGGCACAGCATTGAACGTTACACCTTTGAGTGGCTGACGTGCATCACCCACATCACCATACATGGAATGTATGGCAATGCCAATTGTGCTAGCACCAATGCGTTGTCCCAGCGCACTTCGAGCAGGAATCTTGTACTCAACTGTGTTGGGGCGAAACACATAGTTGCCTGCAATTTCAGGAGGAGTTGACATGTACAACAGGTCACCTTTGACATAGCCACGGAAGTTGGCAGGTAGCGCAGCTTCCAGCACAGGGAATAGCTGTGCATACAAGTTGATCAATTCTGTTCTGTCTCCGGGTCGTGTGCGTTGTATATCAGCCATCATTCTGGGGCTGGTAGCAAGACCATCATAGCCCTTGGCTTCAAAGCCCGAGCCATCTGTCAACACAAACTCACCTGTGGCAGGCTTGCGACCAAATATCACAGCAGGTTTGCCGTCCCACTTGGCAGTGATCGTTTTGGGGGACTCTGTGGCCTGTTTTACAATTTCCAGCGCATCCACAATGCCTTGAGTAGCACGGCGGAACACTAGATCTTCCAGGTGCTCAATGCCCTTGGCTCGGCCGCCAACTCCAGCTTCTTCTGCTTCCACAAGAGCCACATAGCCACGATTCACAATACGATCACGCAGCCGTGCCAGAAAGTTTGTGTCACTTTCGGCCACTGACGTTGGTTCTTGTAGGCCTTCACGGGCTAGATATTCACGGAAGTCTGTGAGCTTGGCATCACGTTTGGGATCAGTTGCTAGAGCAGCATAAATTGATTCTACATTTTTGAGATTGCTACTAGTAGCAGTGGGTCCTAGTAACACTTGTGCCACATAGTCTGGATCCTGCCCACCCTGCACCAGTTGATTGGTGGTTCTGCTGATCATGCCATTTGCGCCCACCTTGAGGCCGGCTTGTTTGGCAATTGAACTCATTAGTACATTGCGATTCATTCCCTTGAAGGCCGACCCTTCTGATCCACCATAATAGAATGTACCCCAGTCAAGATCAGGAAAGAACATGAAGTCAGTCTGCACAAATCCTTTTTGAGCATTGCCGCTGATGGGAGTTTTGAGATGCACTTCGCCCGATTTACGCACCCAGTCACGTGGATCAAGTCCTTGACCGACGGCCCATTGTGTCAGTACTGCTGCCACCTGTTCTTTGGTTGTTTCTCCAAGGTCCACAGCCAGGTCTAGGTCTCCGGATGTGGGCTTGCGGCCAGTGCTGCCCAACCAACGATCTTCAGGGAACTTGATACCTGTAACTTGTTCCACCCAGGCAATGGTGGCCGGGATGTCAGCTTGATTGATACGTTGTGTCAGCGGTTGACCTTGAGCGTCTTTGAATACATTGCCGCCTTCGTTTAATTGTGACCATGATTTCATTTGAGATCCATCAATTCTCTAAATTGTTTCACAGCCTCATCAGGATTGGCTTGTGCTTGTGCTCGTGCTGCTGGCAAAGAATCCATGTCAATTTTTAGAGCGTCTGCTAAATTTTTTGCTCCGGGGGTTAGTGGTGCGGAAGTGGCAGCAGCAGTTGCATTGTTTGATGATGCGCCAGATCGGGGACTAAATTTCAAAAGCTGCTGTGCTGGCAATATTCCATTTTGTGACAGAGTCAAAAACATCTTGGCTGTTGCTGCGGCATTGTTTGCAGACGTAGGAGTTGATGTTGCTGTCCAAATATCATTTACGGCCTTGGTTATGGTATCAGACACTATGTTGGCCTTTTCCTGTGCTTCCGGATTGTCGGCAGCAACGTTGGCTGCTAGAGTATCATATGTTGCATTACCGTAGGAGTTGGCGGTGATCATTTTGTTGATCATTGTTGTTAATTGAGTTTTTAATTTTTCATTGTCAGCTGGATCAATTTGTGCTAGATTCGCTGCACCAGAGGCCTGTAGTTGGGCCTGCACCATTTGCGCCCAGGCCTTTTGTATTTGCATGGCAAATGGTTGTGCTTGTTGTTGTGAGTATTGACCTGCGGTAGTGGCACGGTTGCCGCTGGCAGTTGCTGCTGGTCTGGTATCGGGCATGCCAGTTGCTTTTGTGATTAATTGGCTGGCAAGTTGGCTGTTACTGATGCCCTTTGCAAAGCCAGCAAGGCTTGCCTCTTGCACTGGTCTACCGCGAGTTAATTCATGAATCTGCATGTGTTTTCCTAACTGATCTGGAAAACTTTCCAGCATCTTTTGTTCTTATAGCATTGAGTAATTTTCTTGTGAGATTGTCGGCTTGGTCAGCACCAAATTCTGTTTCTATTTGCTCAATTAGTCGTATGGCACTGGCAATAATGCTGTCGGCTCGAGTTTCAATGATCAACCGGCGATCACGTTGTACGTACAACGTGTCCAGTTCTTCCAGTATACTTCGGGTCTTTTTTTGCATGTTCACGGGCCTTTGGATTATTTAGCGATTTCTACTAGACAATAAATATCTACAACAAGGAATACACATGAGCAGCAGCATAAACCCCAACAACATAGACGGCAACTTTCCAGTTGCTGGACAGCCCAACAATACTCAGGGCTTTAGAGACAACTTTACCAATATCAAAACCAACTTTGCCACAGCAGCAACTGAGATAACTGATCTTGAAACTAAAGGTATTTTCAAGAGCGCCCTGACAGGTACTGGTCTGGACAACAACATGGCGGACAACTTGATCTATGCTGCTGCCATTAGAGACTTTAGTGCTGTAGCAGTTCAACTCACTGCCACCAGCGGCACTATCACAGTGGACTACAGTGCCGGTCATTATCAAGCTATCAGCACCACAGGAAGCATCAGCTTGGATTTCACAAACTTTCCTGCCTCTGGTGCAGCCGGAATAATCAGACTGAGAATCTCCATTACCAACACAGCATACACACTAACACTGCCAGTGGCAGTAAGTCTAGGCACCACAGGTGTGCAAGGATATGCTGCCAATGTGATTACCTTTGCTGCCACTGGCACATACGAGTTTGGATTTTCAACAACAGATTCAGGCACCACAATTACCATATTTGATCTGAATCGACCACTCCTGGGCAGCGTGGAATCAGCTGTGGGATACAGTACAGGCACCGGTGGTACAGTAACGCAGGCCACAGACAAATCAACAGGTGTCACTCTAAACAAACGTTGCGGACAAATTACCATGAACAATGCTGCATTGGCGGCGGCTGCGGAAGTCAGTTTCACACTGACCAACAGTACTATTGCAGCCACAGATGTGGTCTTGGTCAGCATTGCGTCGGGTGCCACAGCAGGTGCTTATAGCATTCAATGTGATGCCACTGCTGCTGGTTCATGCAGAATCAGTGTGGGCAACAGAAATGCAGGGTCACTCGGTGAAGCCATTGTGTTGAACTTTGTTGTGATCAAATCTGTTGCTGCCTAACTGCGTGAGTTTGGCATTTATTTCAGACCATATTGATTCTCGATCAGGGTCATATGGAATCCACGGTGTTTGATTAATCAACAATTCCAATTCTTTTTGTAAATTTTGATCAACAGTGATAGCAATTTGCGGAATAATTTGTTCAATTAACCAGTAGAAATGCACAATCGGAGACGGTTGTACTTGTGTCTGGCGAGTTGATCTAAATCGATTGTGCCGGCTAAACGTGTCTGCTGACTGTGTGCTGGTATGCACTATTTGACAATTTAAATTGGCGGCCGTGTGCGACACTAGGGTCTGATACATTTGTTGTCTGCGATTGTGCTGGCTTTGCTGTACATAGAGTTTGTGATAGTCCTGGACCTCCTGCACTGTACTGGCGCTACTCAACCACCAGTTGCGACCTTGTGCATCAACATTGACGTTAAAATGATATGTTGGATCGTTGGCAATAATATTTTGCCAGGAATCATCTTGCACTAGTTTGTCAAATCTAGCTGTGCCCGGCCACTGAAAAATTGCTATGCTGTCATGCATCAGATCTAATAGATCCACAAACCCTGAAACTAAAAATTCAGGACCTGCTCCAATTCCTGCTGTGTTGATCACTTGATGTTCAGGAACCAGAGTTTGTAAAATTTGAGGCCACTCGGGCCATATATGTCCGGTTGCAAATCCGTCACCAAAACAACAGATTTTCTTCATATCAAAATCTCTGATCAAAAGTTTTTAAATGTTGGTCCACTGTGTTCCATATCTCACAAGTGGTTGTGGGATAACTGTCATTATCAAACAATTCTCCGTCAAATATTCCAACAGATTTTGACAACAAACTATTGATCAATGCCTGTGATATTTCATTACTGACAACTTCAATGTTGTTTCCTGCAATCACAGCATGTACCAGGTGTTTAGATTCTTTGTAATATTGCCATCCTTGATTTCTAGTTAAAAATTCTTCCAATAAATCACTTAGTTCTTGATCGGGTACAAATGTTATTTCTAAAAACTCAGCCAGGCGATACAGTTTATTATAAAACTCTACCAGATCAAACAAACTTTCCATACCAAACTCAAAAACTGCTGTTTCGGGCCAGCGCCAATTATCTGGCTGCTGATATCCGTCAACGGTTGAATTAAATTTAGCGTACCATTCATTTCTAAATTTGCTAGGACTATGTCTTACTGATTCTGGGGTTGATTTTATTTTTTTTTCTAAAGGTATGTCTCCAGCTCGGCTCATGACATTGATTTGATATATCCAGTTGGCCCAATCGTTGTTGACGTTGATTCTAATCAACTTGGTTGGTGTATTTTGTGATATATTAAACTCAGTATAATGTGCAGCTTCTACTATTCTGTGTGCCATGTATGCGGTATCTTTACGAATTAGATGGCAAGAACCGTGCTTGGTAAAAATATTGGGCACACGTGGGCCTTTGAATATCCAGGTATTAATTACATACTCTAAAAAGTGCCCATGACTGCCTGAAAAAAAATCCAGATATATCATTATGACGCTTTGATCTGCCCCAGCAACTGCTTGAGTTTGTTGCTTTGTACATCTGCTGTGACTCGACCGCTCAAGGGATCATGACCATCTCGCGGTCTGGGCTTTTCCCAGGGCTGCGAACTGCCACCGCTGTCAGCAGGCGCGACTTGACTGCGGGCCTTGATTGAATCCATGATTGAACTTTGTGGTTTGTTGTGGCCGTTTTCGTCCCCGCCTTCATCAGTAATGCGCATGGTTTCAATGTTGTACTCCAGATCAATTTTTTGACCAACGCCGGTCGAGCTTCGAGATTTCATACACTGTATCTGATACTTGCCACGCTCTTTCATGGAGCGACTGGTAAAGATACCAAACACATTGTCTGCTGTGTTGATTTTGCTGATACCACCTGAAATGTGGCTGTGATCAAATTCCATTTCTTCCACGGCTGACCTGTTCAACTGACTGGCTGTTACCAACAATACTCCCAGTTCTTTGGCCAAGTTGCGCAGTTCTTCCGATACATACTTGTCTTTCACAAACAAGTCATTGGGGCTGACCTTGGCACTAACTGGCATCACCAAGTCAAGATAATCCACCATCACAAAGTCCACTTTAATGCCAGTTTGGATCTGTACTTCTTTCAGGTATGCACGGATATCATTCACATTGCTCTGTGCTGGCAAACCTTTCACCCGATACTGTCCAGATTTCTTTGCCACCATCTTGACCTTGAGTTCTGTTGAATCAATATCACC